CGTCTGACCGCCCTGCGAGGCCCACGAGGGGATCACAGGAGGAGGCGTGTAGTTGTCCGAGGAGATGGGTGGTGCTGGACCGCCGGGAGCCTCAGGAGCAGGAGGCGTAGCGCCTTGCGGCGGAATGCCGTTCGGATACTTCACGAACGCACTGTTCGGGTTGGGAGGCTGGATGTCGCCCTGCGCGGTGCCCATAAGGATCGCGTAGAGCGGGTTAGCCATGCGAGCGAGAGAACCTCCGGCACCGGCTGCGCCACGAGCGACCGCGGCCTTGAGGTCAGCCAGAGACAAGCCAGTGCCTTTCGGCCCAGCCAGCTCCTTTGGCACATCGGACCACTCACCATCGATGATGGGAGGCCTTGAGGGGAAGCCAACGGCTGTCGGAGGAGGAGCCACCGCACCGCCCGGAGGCGTAGCGAGAGCAGTCCCTGTGGCCGTCAATGGACCGCCTGCGGGAGCAGGGGCCAGCGCGGTAGACGCGGGAGCGCCGTTGAGCAGCACAGGCGTGCGCGAGGTCGGCAAATACTGGTTGACAGGTGCTTGGCCGGTCAAGGCACGCGGCTGCTGGGTGAGCTGTGGTGCGCCAGAGTTGCCGCCGTATAGCTGCGGCGAGTAGCCGTTATCAGCGATTTGCGGCGGGCCGCCATGGCCTAGCTGGGGTGTCCTGAAGGTGTTGGGGTCGTAAGACGGGCCACCAACGCCACCGGGAGGCGGAAGTGCGGGAGCACCTCCACCCATGCCGCCGGGAGCCATACCGCCGCCAGCAACGGGAGCGCCAGCGACTGGCGAGTTGTGACCCGGAGCCGTTACTGAACGGATGCGTGCAAGCATGTTCAGGAGTTGTTCGTAATAGCTTGGAGCCTGCATTAGGGTCTCGGTTTCACCTTGGCTGCGTCTGCAGCGTGTTTCATCTTGGCCAACTCTTTCTGTAGCTCAAGCTCACGGTCGGCAGTCAGGATGCGCGCAGAAGCCTCTGCGTCTTGCCTGTTGTTAGTTCGATCGTGATCCATGGCCTGCAGAATGATCTTCTGTTGAGCCTGATGCTGCTTGCTCTCATCGAGCTGTCCAAGGCGAGCTTCTTTCTGCTGATTGCCTTGAGCTTGCATGACGCTAGCGTTAGCCGACTTATCCTTGATCTGCAGTTCCTGCATCTTGATAGGATCAGGCTGCGGAGGCGGTGCATTCGGATCGAGGTATGCGCCGAAGTTCGTGTAGCCCTTCATCTTGCTGATGTCGTGCAACATGGCGTACTTCTGCGGTCCACCAAACATGTTCTGCAAGCCGGGGTCTTTCGCCATCAGCTCGTAGCCCTGTGCCAAGTCGTTAGCCGCTTGGTCCTTCTCACCGTAGCCGAGATGCTGACTGACCGAGCAAGTCTTGCGTTCGGTCCAATCCATCACGTTACACTTCAGCGGTGCGCCTGCTACTTCGATGAACTCGGGCTGCTTCACATGGAGAATAGCCAAGCGAACAACTTCCAACATGAGAGGGACAAGGAAATTATACGCAAAATTTCTGGCCATGATCTTCCCACGCTGACCCGAGGCTTTCATCATGTTATCGATGAGGCCTTTCGAGTTCTGCGTGCTGATCGCGTCCTTGTTAAGTCCCTGCGAGAGCGCAGAGATGCCCGTGGACTTCTCATTGTTGTCTGTCAACAATTGAAGCGTCTGAAAGATGTACGGGTTGAGGGGCTGAGCCACCAGCGGTGTTACGCTATCGGGCCTGCGCACGTTGACAATGCCACCCATGCGGTTCTCAAGTAGCTCACGCGGGTTCATCAACCCACCATTCACCACCGCATAGCGGGGGTTGGTCGTGATGGCCGTGTGGTCGAGCACTCCTCTAAAGAGGACAGTCCTAGCGTTCTGGACCGGGATTACGCGGTTAGCAAAGTTGTTGCCATAAAAGATATGCGGGACTGGCAACGGGACGTAGGCGAGAAATGGAGCCTTATCGATTTCCTCGGGGTCATCGAGAATCTTGTCGCCTGCGTGGCAGACCTTGTACAAGCGGACGCCTTTGTCATCATCGATCTGCATCTTGACGTAGCTCTCGTAGTACACGAGGTAGTCCATCTCTTTCTGGATGGGACTGTCATACGTCTCTGCAGCGCGTGTGGGCTGCGTTCGAGCGAGCACTTCGGGGCTGAAGATCAGCTCCTTGGCGTCATCGACCGGGAGGTCCATGATGAGCTTCTTTTTGTAGCCCATCTCGATCAACTCGGCGCGCGTCTTAGGCGTGCGGTGAGCGCAGTAGGATGCCTCTTCAGGGCTGCGTGCCAAAGGTTCGATCAGGAACTCTTCGGGAGCGACGTTGACGATGCAAACCTTGCTGACATCGTGCTTGATAATCAGCGAGCCACTGTAGGTGCCGGTCTGAGGGTCTTGTGTAGCGTCGAACTCATCCACTTCCTCGCGAGAAGCAATGCCGTGTGCGGTCGCTTCATCGATGCCGTCGAATGTCTCTTCTTGGTAGTCGTATTTCTCCTCCCAGAACACCTTGACGACCCCGGCGCGAGCGGTGAGTCCGTCATAGATGATGTCAGAGAAGATGTTGTAACCTGGATTTCGGCGGAAGATGCAGTAGGACGCATATTCCGTAGCGACACGACAGTCCGAGACGTTCATGTCTTGGTCAGGATCGAAGCGGGCGATTTGGTCGCCGCTTGCGAACACTTCCAGCAACTGTGAGCGCTGCATTTCCACACTGTCGTAGCAGTCAGCGGAAATGTAGGACGAAGAACCCTCGTTGTTACGCTTGGGCCACTCGCCGTTCAAATACTTCGTAACGCGCTCGCGCTCTGTACTGAGCTTGGATTGTGCCCAGCCCACAGCGTCGAGGCTCTTCTGCCTGACCTTGGCGAAGATTTCTTCATTCGATAGGCGTTGTTTCTTCGCCATTAATTATTTCCTAAATAGCGGTGACGTAGAGTTCGTCTATGTTGGCTACAGGCGTCCATTTGCCGCCGCTGGCGTAGGCCGCGAGGGCGAGCGCCATAACACAGTCGTCGTGACTGCCCTCTTCTGCTTGCATCTTGCCGCTCTCGGTCACGACGTAGGACAGCATCTCTTCAAGAGTGGTCGTGTCGTTGATCTCGATTTCGCGGTCGCGGTCGAGCGCGCGTAGCGTGTCGATCAGCAGGGGCTTAGTCTTCTCTGAGGTGAATATGCCGAGCTGGATGGTTTCGTTATCTGGCTCTATCGTGCCCTCGGCAACGTCCAAGTAGAGGTTTGGATAGTCGCGGTCTCGTAGCGCCACGCACGTCACTAGTCCGTGGTTGTTGCGCTCTGGAACTAAGAGAGCCTCATTATAGTGATAGGCAAGAGCCAATAAGATTTCTGCGAAAACATCTGGATGCACTCGGCCACGCCAGATGGCGACTTGCCGCATTTGGCTGTCTAGAACCTGTGCCACAGATGGGTCACCGTCAGCGCGCCCTTGAATGCCGCCACGTATGCCCATGCCCACATCCGCTCCAATGACGTAGGTCTCTTTGTTGGATCGCTCATGGTAGATCATCAGCTCACCGCGGGGATGCTCGCGGAGTACGCGGAGCGGCAGCGGCTTGCCTGTGTCCTTATCGAAGGTCTCCTCGACCGCCATACGCTTGATCGGCGCTTTGGGTGTCTTGAGGCGAGTGTGTAACGTATCAGGATTGAACACCGGACGGCCTGTAGAGATAAAGGCCTCATCAGGCGTCATCGGGTACTCCTGCTTGAACATGTCGAGACCGTTAGTGGCAATCTTGCGTCGTCGCCACCATAGCTGCTCGTCATCAAGTCCGTAGTCTTTGATGAGTAGGTCTTCGTCAGGGGTGTGAATGAAGTTGTCGGGTATGCTGTCGTCGCGATACTCGTCACTCTCATGCCACGAGCTGAAGAACAACTCGTAACCATTACTACCTCTCTGTGCGCCCTTAGCCATTGCATAAAAGACGCCGGTCATGCCGTTACCTGTGCTTTCCAGGAATACGGCTGTGTTGTCGGTGTCGGGGACTGCTTGGATCAATCCGTTGAAGTTGGCCTTAGCGAAGGTGGTGGGCCAAAAGGCCACTTCGGATAGATGTGCGACGGTAAGGGTTTCACCACGTGCCACGCCTCGTCCGCCTGCTGTTGCCACGCGAAGTCCGGTGTCCAGCTTGTCGAAGACCAACTCGGTTCTTGATGAGTATTTAGTCGAGGGTCGTACGATGTCAGGTACATTGT